GTAAGACTGCTAAGGACTTTCATTTTCGAGCCTAACGACAAAGCATTGTGGCGGCAAGTGACTTCCACCATTAGTCCATTCTTGTCTGATATTCAGTCAAGGCGTGGTTTGGTGGCCTATAATATTGTTGCCGATGGTACTAACAATACTCCTGAACGCGTTGATAGAAACGAATTGTGGGTGTCAGTATTCTTGAAGCCAACTCGCGCTGTGGAATTCATTGCATTGAATTTAGTGGTGTTGCGAACTGGCGCTAGTTTTTCGGCTGAAGAAGTGTTAGCTGCTGGTGGTGTTGTCACAGCCGCTACTTCTGTTTGATCAGTGGTCTAACACGAGGAGAAAAAGAAATGCCAGGATTTAATGTAGCACCTTTAGGTGGCGGTTATAGTGGTAGTGGTCCTTCTAATACTTTAGAAATTAGAAGGAAGCACAGATGGGTATTCCAAACATTGGGCAGAGGAGCGGGCGCTTGGTCACCCGCTGAGCTTCTGCTTTTGCAAAGCGTTTCTCGCCCATCTTTCAAGATGGAAGAAATGGAAATGCACCACAACCAAGAAAAGGTCTATCTTGCTGGTAAGCAAGAATGGGAACCGGTCACCATGAAGTGGTATGACTCGGAACAATCACCGGATATTTCCCGTGGTTGTTACCATTGGTTGGAGACGGTGGTCAATTTGAATAGCCTCTCGGTAGCCCACCCTCGCTTTTATAAAAGGGAAGCTGTGCTAGAGATGATCGATGGAACTGGACAAGCAAGTGAACGTTGGGCTATGTATGGCACTTGGCCATCGTCTGTAAAATGGAATGAATTGAGTTATTCTGAAAGTGAATTGCTCACAATCGAAGCTACTATGAGATACGACAGAGCTGTCAGAGCATGTATCGGTGCTGCTGTTCCAGCGCCTATTGTGCCTTCTTGCCCACAAGGTACTTGACGTAAGTTTTACTATTAGAATTAAATGAAAGAGGGGGACACAGTTAAATATAACTGTGTCCCACATCATTTTATGGGTGATCACAAATGCCAGGATTTGATATAACTATTAATCAGGTTACCTGCGATGATGCTCGTGAATTGGGGTGGAGGCCAAATGAGCTTCCACCAGGGTATTATGGGCCGACACACAAAGTGGAAGTCGGTAGAAAACACAGATATAAATTCGAGACGTTCCCGCCGTTTGGTGATTCTAGCTCAGGTATATTAATGTATGGACACAAATCTGGACGTCCTACTATCGAAGTCGATTTGATAAAGATACACCACGGACAAGATGAAATTTACCGTCCTGGCAAACAGCGTTGGATGCCTTTCGACATTTCGTTTTATGAAATTTATAAGGGAGATTCTAGTGAGTGGTTTCAAAATAATGATACTGCGCAATTGATTTATGATTGGTGGGCATCTACAATGATCGATATAACGATATCTCTGCATGGCAATGTTAGAGATTATTATAAGGATGCAGTATTGCAATTACTAGATGGCTCTGGGTCAGTGGCTTATGAATATTTTCTATATGACTGTTGGCCTTCTAAAATAACGCCTTCGGATTTGGCGTATGCAGAGTCTGCGTTAACAGAAATCACAGTTACCATCTGCTATAATAAAGCAAAGGAATCCGGCAATAATGATTTGGCGGTTTATGGCGACATACCAAAGCCATCAGCTAATAGTCCTCCTTCTACAGAGCGCCCTCCGCCGGCCTCTGTACCCCCACTGGTGCGCCCACCGGCTCCTTCATTAGGTGCAATACTCCCGAGTGTATAAGATTAAAAGGGGGGCATAATGCCAGGATTTCAAGTAAGAGATTTAGGGCAATCTTCGGCTGGGCACGACACAGCACCTTCTAATGCAGATTATTACTATGTATACACTTGGGAAATTGATAAATTTACAGGATATAAATCAAACTTTAGGCCTAGTTTAATTCACTTACAATCTGCCTCCACCCCGACATTTACAGCTAATATAGAAAAATACACAGCATCTAGCGTAGAATATAAATGGGCTAAGAGTGTGACATGGGAAGATATAAAGGTCAGTTTTTATGATACTTACGGTTTAATCGAGACATTGATTACGTGGCGTTCTAATATCTGGAGTCCAAATACAGGATTAAAACCAGCGCGGTATTATAAAGATGATACTATTTTGAATGTGTATCTGCCTAGTGGCGAAGCAAAGTTCGGGTGGAATTTGATTGGTAGCTGGCCATCGACCATAAGAAGCGGGGAATTGACATACACAGAGAGCAGCATTAAAATGTGTGAAATTACTCTGACTTATGACTGGGCTGAAGAAGTGATATACGATGATAATGGTAACCCTAGGCAAGATGTCTTGAGATGACTCTGCATCCAAATCAACTATGTGTTCTGTACTTTTATGATGCGTAGATATATGAGGTAAGATAGTCACATAGAGAGAGATGCAGACTAATGTCAAAAACGAATAATAATAATCAAGAAGAAATCGATTTGAACACTGGAGCTTCTGTTGGCGCAAACCACGCAGCTGAGAAAACGGATGCAACGCAGATTAATAGAATGGATACTTCTGTAAATGACTTATCCAGTCTTGTAGGACCTAGCACTACTAACGAAGAACTCGTTGCAAGGCTGTTGACATTAGGCGATGATAAATTAATACCTTGGGAAGAGTGTCATTTACCTAGCAAAGGCATTTATTATAACTGGCCAGACGGTATGGTTCGAGTGCGCGCAATGGGTCAAACCGCTGAAAAAGTGTTAGCGACGCAACGCTTAGCTCAATCTGGTCAATCGATTGATTATCTGTTCAGAGAATGTGTAAGATTCCCAGATGGGTTCGATCCTGTTGATTTATTGTTAGGCGATCGAGTCTTTCTTCTCTATTATATTCGTGGTATTACACACGGCAATATGTATGAGTTCGCAATCACTTGCCCTAACACAACATGCAATGCTGTTACGACACATAGCTACGACTTAAATGAATTATCCAACACGATCAAGTGGGCTAAGTCAGAGTTGGGCACAGAACCGTTTAAAGTCGTTTTGCCTTACATGTCTAAAGCAATAGGTCGTGAATTTTGGGTGGGAATTAGATTGTTAAGAGGATATGATGCCAATGATATCTTGGCAAAGAAAAAAGCAAAAAAGAGGATGTTCGCTAAGCCCGGCGGTGGGGTAAGAACGAATGCCAGAGCCGGCGAAGGCATGCCGTTAGATCCTAGAAGACAACAGCAACAGACACAAGCTTTGGATGAATCAGTATCCGAGAATATGAATAAGATCATAGTGAGTGTAATGGGCGTTACTGATGTATTCTCTATCCGACAAATAGTTGACAAGTTACATGCACAAGACACCGCTGCTATCAGAGAATGGATGAAAGATCACACACCAGGTATCGATAATACAGTGACGGTCGAATGCCCCGAATGTGGACAAGATTTCACGGTGGAGTTACCGATCACGGAATCCTTTTTTCGCCCGTCAAAACAGTGACGAATATGACAGAGCATATTACCATTTGTTGGAACAACAGTTCCAATTAAAGCATCATGGTAATCTCAGCATTTTTGAGCAATCTAGCATGGTTGCCGAAGATCGCGTATGGTTTTTACGTAGGTTAGAAAGAGAATTAAAAGAAAAGGCAGAAGCAGAGAAGAAGCAAGCTGGATCTATTCCTAGATCCGGTAGAAAACCGTAATAGCAATAAAAATATTTTAGACTAGTAGTAATCCTCTTATACAAATATAGATTAATCAGAGAGAAACTATATGACATGCCCAGCGCTAATCAATGCTTCTCCTCGAATATCTGCCCGCCGCGGTAGAGTAGTCGATTTGAATGTGGATTTTCTGAGAAATGGGATACCAGCGGATCCTTATGCAATTAGACATGTAGAGATTTATAAGACACAAGTGTTACCACACAATTTGGTCGCTACTATTCCAGTGGTAGATGTTGACAATGCGTCTTATCCATCTCCAATATGTCGCGAATATACCGAAGCTAGTTTAGGGACAGAACTAACTCCAATAGTCGGTAAATATCACCTACCATATGACATTCCTACCGATTCAGTAGCGCCAGATGTTTATTTTGACGTTTGGTATTATTTTGCCGACAATCCTTGCGGAAATATGGGATCTGAGCCAACCAACTGCGAAATAGATAGCGCTGATTATGACGCATATCTGATCAAATGCTGCCATAGGTTTTGGATTTATTCTGATGATTGGTTTTGTGATGATAAGTTACAGACTATCAGATTTGGATTTGAACCATTAGACCAAAAATTCCATAGTCCCGAAGTGCGCACTATGGAAATCGGCATAATGCCATTACCGCTATATGATTACAATTTTAATTTAGTAAATCCGATAATGCCGCTTTTGCAGCCTACTATTACCATTGAAACTCAATTTTGCGAAACGCTAGCTGAGAATGACCCATGCCGCATGGGGATAAGACAAGGGTCATATAGATCTAACCCATACGTGATTCAATATGATTTAGACACTACTAAATTTTTAAAAGGCACTTACAGGTATTACATTACAGTTAAACTGCCTAACGGTCAGACGAGGGTGAGTCGTAAATTCATCTTGACTATAGCATAGGAGATACAAATGGCTTCTCGCAAAGCATCTGGATCTTCATCTTTGTTAGGATTAATAAGAGATATGAGAGAGAATTCGGGATACATTTCGAAACTCCGTAAGCTCGGTGAAGCTATGGACACCGACACCGAAGTCGAGATCGACGACTTATTGAATTTTTGGTACTTGGCGTCCGATTTATTTGCAATAATCAAAGACGATGGGTCTTTTATCGCTATTAATAATTCGTGGGCAAAATTGACAGGATATGAAAAAAACGATTTGATCGGTGCTAATATATATGACTTTATGCATCACGAAGATGTAGACAAATTAGAAGAATCTATACAAAAAGATAATATAGAAGTCAGTTGCAGATTTCAAAGCAAAGCAAAATCATACATTAACTTACTATGGAAATCGCAATTGTCGGACGGAAAATGTTATGTAATAGCAAGATTGTGTGCCTCAGAAACTCATTCTCCAATCCAAATTATTGAGAATGATGTAGAGGTTATCCATGGCTACCACCACAAACAAAAATAGTACTGGTCCAGAGAGTTGGAGTGAGTATCGTCGTTTGGTATTAGCAGAATTAGAAAGGCTCGACACAGCAGTGTCAAAACTTACACAGATAAGTCTAGAACACGAAAAAGATCTAATAGAAATAACAAGCGGGACGAAAGCAGAAATGATGGACAAATTACAAAAGCTTAAAGATGAAACCATCGAAAGAGTGCGTAACATGATCAGCGAGATTAAAAACGAATTGTCTATTAAGGAATCTGCAGACGTTTTGCAAATAGAGACGATGGTCCAAGCTATTAACGACCGGCTAAATAAAGTTCAGACAGAAATAAAAGTGCTCCAAGGCAAGGCGGCTTTATTAGGGTTTGGAGCTGGATTAATAGTGGCAATCATATCAATAATCGCTCAAATCTCTTGGAATAAATAAGCAGTATTTTTAAATCATGGCTTATGATATAAATTCTTTTAGAGGAACTACTGCTAAAAGTGGTTCTACTATACCCGCTGAAAAAATAGTAGCTTGGATTGAAAAGAACTTTGATTTTAAAATTCGAAAAAATGGGTCTGAATATGTCATTAATAATCCTCTTAATGGAGATTCAGGGTTTCATTTTAATATAAGTGTCAATAAAGGTATATGTCACGATTGGAGGGGAGACGAGTGGGCAGGTCCTCTAAATCCAGGTAGTAATAAACGCAATTGTTCGTTTGTAAAATTCGTTAGACTTTATAAGAAATGCAGTTATGCAGCTGCCTTAACTGACATACTCGGCACCGGAATAAA